TATTTTCATCAAATGGTGGTAAATCTTCTATTACTGTGCCAACTTGTGAAAATGGCTCTAAAATAGCTAAATTTTTTGCTAAATTTTGAACCTCTGGTTTATGTCCATTTTCTTGTTCTTGTATTTTTTTTAATTTATTTTTTATTTGTTCTAAACGCTGGTCTCTTGATAAAATAGTTGGATTAATAGTTGAATTTATAGTTGGATTTATAGTTGGGTTTGTATTTGTAGATAAATCTGGATTCCTTTTTGGAGGCGTTGGTGGTCTGGCATTAATATTTATTGGAGCCATATTTACATTAAATATATCTGGCAAATCTATATTTTTTCTTGTTTGTATCCAAGACCTATATGACGGTTTTGACCCACCTTTTAGACAACCATAAGGCACATCTGGTGTAGATTTGTATTTCATATTCATTATATCATTACCACCAGGTTTTAGTATTGTCTCTTGTAGCTCACTTGGTAATTCTAGCGAAACATATGGTGATGTTGTAATAGGCGCACTTAAAGATGACATATATAAATTTGGACTAACAATTGGACTAACAATTGGACTAACAATTGGACTAGTAACAGGATTTTTCAGTGTCCTATTATGTATTTGTTTATTTGATTCAATACTTTTATGCTGTTCTCTCTTTTTATTTTTAGATAATTCAGATAAGTAATTTAAAGCACCGTGAAATTCATCACTGTAGTCACCATTACTACTACTACTACTACTACTACTACTATTTGTTGTTGTTGTTGTTTTAGTTGATAGTTCGCTATTCTTATGTTCCTTAATACGCTTTAATAATTTATTTTTTAGAGTATTTGGAGTTACAATGGGTGCTATTACAAGGTCTTTTTTTTCGCGAACTTTTCTAGTCTTATTTCCACCCATTCTGAACAACTCTGGATTTATTTGTATTGTTTTTTTAGTAGACATTGTTATATATAAAAAAATATTTTCAAAAATAATTTTAAACATATTCTTTTCTTTACATCTAAATATACATACTTGAAATTACTTTTTGAATAGTCGCCTTCTTGGCACTATCATTAGTATCATTTTTTAAAAATATTTCAAGACCCTTATCCATATCTTTTAAAGTAATCTTCCTTTTAAATTCTTCATCCAGACAAAAAACTCGTCTTGAATGCGCTATCTTTATTTTTGCGAATAATGTCTCAATATCTCGACCATAAAATACAAATGAGCTCTTGTTCTTTTCAAACCATTTGACATTTATAGAATCTTTTTCTTTCTCTTTCTCTTTCTCTTTTTCTAAAAAGTCCCATCCAGCATTTTTGACTTTTTTTATAAAAATATTATACAAATCTTCCGCAGAATAGTTATCCGTTTTAAAACGCCATGTAAAACGCGAATTGAGCCCTTGGTTGCTACTGAAAAAACACTCATTCAAATCAGTTTCATACCCTGCTACAATTACCATCAAATTATCCTTATGGTCACTAAGTGCTTCACATAATGTATCAATACATTCTTTTGAAAATGAGTCGCGCTTTTCTGAATTACCAAGCGCATATGCCTCATCTATGAATAAAACACCACCTAGACACTCCTTTATAACATCCGTAGTTTTAATTGCGGTTTGTCCTAAATACCCAGCAATTAAGTCTGTTCGTGTAACCTTTTTAAATGTACCCTTCTTTAATATGCCAATTTTGGAAAATATTTGACCCATAATTTTGGCAATTTCGGTTTTTCCGGTGCCAGGTGGTCCATAAATAACGGTGTGCATAAAATCCATTGCTGTATTATTTTTGTTAGGCTGTTTATGTAAATTTTGTATATAGAATAAGATTTGGTCAACAATGTTCTCTTTTAAATTTTTCATACCTATCATATTATTCAAATCCGTTAATGGATCTTTAATTTTATGAAGAATTTTCATATTTATATTGTATTTTGTTTCTTTGTCGTCTGGATATGTATCAATTAATTTTAATAAGTCGGAAATATTATTGATTTCAGTTGTAATTGTTACATGTTGTTTAAAAATAGTTTCTGGACCTAGACTTGGAGATAGTTCTTCTGGAAAAGTTTCACCTTGTAACTTTGGATTAGGTTTTATATTTTTAAATGAATTCAGAATATTACATATTTTTTTTTCTTCGTTAGATAACGAAGTACCTTTGGATAATGAAGTACCTTTGGATAACGAAGTACCTTTGGATAACGAAGTACCTTTGGATAACGAAGTCTTATTATTTGTCTCAGTATATTGATTAGGATCTTCTATTTCATTCAAATTAAGACTATTTGTTGTAATATTAAAGCCATTCGCATCATTATATGAACTATTTAGTTTTTCTACATAATTGGTTAATATAATATTTGTATTTGTATTTGTATTTATATTAGGTTTGTTCTTATCCAATGTCAATAAAAAATTATTATAATTATTAACATCTGTTGATGATTTGAACTTATATTTCTTATTCATAATTGTTATTTCAGTTATTATGTTTTATTGTATTGTGTCTATATCTTTTTTTGAATTAAAAATAATTTGTAAAATAGTAAAATAATAGTATTTATAGAAACTACTTAAAAATAAATTGAAAAATAATTTAGCATAAGAAATGAATTTATTAATAACAAATAATACAACAAATATCAAATCATTAATGAACACAAAAGATAAAATGACGGATAAAGTGACTACGGATAAAGTGACTACGGATAAAGTGACTACGGATAAAGTGACTACGGATAAAGTGACTACGGATAAAGTGACTACGGATAAAGTTATAACGAATAAAGTAACCCAAGACCCTTATATCGAAACACCTTGGTCCATCATCGAATCCTATTTTAGAGACCAGCATTTAGAGCGTCTAGTTCGCCACCAATTAGAATCATATAATAATTTTGTTGGATACCAAATTATTAAAACTATTGAAATGTTCAATCCAGTTCATATCAAATCTGAAAATGACTATGACCCTGTTTCTGGAAAATACGCATTAGAAATGGTAATCACATTTGAGAATTTTCATATTTATCGCCCTCAGATTCATGAAAATAATGGTGCTATCAAATTAATGTTTCCTCAAGAAGCACGGTTGCGAAATTTCACATACGCATCAGCAATGACAGTTGATATTAATATTAAATATATTGTAAGAAATGGAGAAGGACTCGCAAATACTACTACATCTTACAAAACACTGCCAAAAATTCATATTGGAAAACTGCCAATCATGTTGAAATCAAACATATGTGTTTTAAAACAATACAAATATGTCGACAATCAGCACACTGGTGAGTGCCGGTATGACACGGGCGGATATTTCATTATTAATGGCTCAGAAAAGACTGTATTGGGTCAAGAACGTGCCGCCGAAAACCGCGTCTATTGCTTCAATATATCTAAAAACAATACTAAATATAATTGGAGTGCTGAAATTAAATCAGTGCCAGATTTCAAATGTATTTCTCCTAAACAAATTAATATGATGATTTCATCCAAGAATAACGGATTTGGCCAGCCAATATGTGTTCAAATTCCTCGTGTCAAACAACCAATCCCATTGTTCATTGTATTTCGCGCATTAGGTGTAATTTCAGACAAAGAAATATGTGAATATATTTTGTTAGACTTAGACTTTCCAAAATACAAAGCAATGCTTGATAATTTACAGGCATCTATTATTGAAGCCAACAAGTATTTAACGAACGAGGAATGTATTCGTTACATTACTAGCTTTGTTATTTACACACCAATTAATATGGATAAGGATACTGGAATTAAAAAGAAGCACGAATTCACACTAGATGTGCTTCAAAATGATTTGTTCCCTCATTGTCATACTACTCAACAGAAGATTTATTTCTTAGGTTATATGGCAAAAAAGTTAATGAAAGCCAATTTTGAATGGATAAAAGCAGATGACCGCGATTCATACATTAATAAACGCGTTGATTTGACTGGCGCATCATTAAATAATTTATTTCGTAATTATTTCAACAAACTTGTAAAGGATATGGAAAAACAAATAATCAAGGAAATCAATACTGGTTCTTGGCGTTCAACTGAAGATTATTTAAATATTGTAAACCCTACTAATATTTATAAAATTGTGAAGTCTACGACTATTGAAAATGGATTGAAGCGCGCATTAGCTACTGGCGATTTTGGAACAAAACATACCAATTCAAATAAGGTAGGTGTTGCGCAGGTTCTTAATCGATTAACATACGTTTCCAGTTTAAGTCATTTGCGCAGAATATCTACGCCAACTGATAAAAGTGGCAAACTAGTTCCTCCTCGCAAACTACATAACACGTCATGGGGCTTCTTATGTCCTGCAGAGACCCCTGAAGGTGCTTCTGTTGGCATTGTAAAGAATCTCAGTTATATGACGCATATCACAATTCATTCAAATAGTATGTCATTATATGAATATGTAAACCCGCATATTATGCCAGTAGAAGAACTGAAGCCAATTGATGTCCATGACAAGGTCAAAGTATTTATTAATGGCTCTTGGATTGGAATAACAAAAGGCGACCCAATACAGCTATATTTATTACTCAAAGATATGAAATGTAAGGGTATTATTAATATTTACACATCAGTTATATTTGATTATATAACCAAAGAAATACGCGTTTGTAATGATAGTGGACGTGTTACTAGACCATTATTGCGCGTCAAAAATAAGCAACTCCTTATAACTAAGGAAATAATTAGCGGACTAAATAGACATGAACTTAGTTGGGATGATTTATTCACAGATTGTAAAATATCGGATGCGGTATTAGAATATATTGACCCAGAAGAACAAGGATTCAGTATGATTGCGACTCATCCAAATGAACTATATTCTTCTACAAATACATTTGCTACAGATAAAATCTACAAATACACTCATTGTGAAATCCACCCTAGCACATTATTTGGCATTGTTGCGTCTTGTATCCCTTTCCCTGACCATAATCAGTCTCCTAGAAATACATATCAGTCAGCGCAGGCAAAACAGGCAATGGGTGTGTATGCGACAAACTACAACGAACGTATGGATAAGACAGCATATGTGCTTAATTATCCTTGCCGACCACTTGTAGACACTCGTGTTATGAATCTTATTAAGATGAATCAGATTCCTTCTGGATGTAATATTAATGTGGCAATTATGACACACACTGGTTATAATCAGGAGGATTCAGTATTAATTAATAAGGGATCAATTGATAGAGGATTGTTTCAGACAACCATTTATCATACAGAGAAAGACGAAGACAAGCAGAAAATTAACGGTGATGAAGAAATACGCTGTAAACCGGATCCATCAAAGACAAAAGGTATGAAATTCGGTAATTATAGCAAAGTGAACTCAAAAGGCGTTATGCCTGAAAATTCTCTAGTGGAAAGTCGTGATGTTATTATTGCCAAAGTGACGCCAATTAAGGAGAATAAAAATGACCATACAAAGGTAATAAAATATGAAGACCAAAGTCGCATTTACAGAACTGTTGAAGAGACCTATATTGATAAGAATTATATTGATAGAAATGGTGATGGCTATACTTTTGCGAAAGTGCGTCTACGTGCTTTAAGAAAGCCTGTAATAGGTGATAAATTTTGTTTAACAAATGACCATGATGTATTAACCTTAAATAGAGGATGGATTCCTATTGCTAATGTAAATATAGAAGATTTGATTGCTCAGTTAAATAGACAAACTAATAAATTAGAATATGTTAATCCTTTAGAAACACTAATATTTGACCATGAAGGTGAAATGTATGAAGTTGAAACTCAAGGAATAAGTCAAAAAGTCACATTAAATCATCGAATGTGGGTTAAAAGACGAGAACAATCAGAATATGAACTTATAGAAGCAAAAGATATAATGGGCAAACGTGTTCGTTTTCAGAGTGGAGGAAGTCCAGTTTCCAATAATGATATTGAAATAACTTTTGGAAATCAAGTGTATTCTGGATTAAAAGCAGATTACTTTATTGTAATACTGGGAATATTTATGGCAGAAGGATGGACTTATATTTGTGAAAAAGATTATATTGCTCGCATTGAATTTGCTGCAAATAAACCAAGAGTTCAACTTGCTTTAGAAAAAGCTTGTAATTTACTAGATTTAAAATATTCAATGAATAAAAAAACATTTAAATGGTATATAAATCATAAAGAATTAGCAATTGAATTTGAAACATTAAATGTAGGAGCAGTAAACAAATCGCTTCCATCATGGACTAAGATGTTAAGTGCTAGGCAATCTGAAATATTATTAAATTCTATGTGTCTTGGCGATGGTCATGAAACGCTAACATCACTTCACTATTCTACTTCATCTATAAAATTAAGAGATGATATTCAAATAATAGCACAACATGCTGGATTTACTGCTTATTATACATCTAGATATTTAGCTGGACATAGCTCAATATTAAAAGATGGAAGAACAATTACTGCGACTGAGACTTCTTGGGATATTGGAATTCGTAGAAAAAGATTATATCCTACATTAAATCACGGACATAGTAAAACACAAAATGGACAGATTGAAGAGATTAGTAATTTTAATGGAAAAGTATATTGTTTAAGAGTTCCATCTGAAGTATTTCTAGTTCGAAGAAATGGTAAATGTTCATTTACTGGTAATAGCTCAAGACATGGTCAGAAAGGCACTGTTGGTAATATTATTCCTGAAGCCGATATGCCATTCAACCGCAACGGTGTCAAACCGGATATTATTATTAACCCACATGCTATTCCATCTCGTATGACTATTGGGCAGTTAAAGGAGACACTTTTAGGTAAAGTTTTAGTCGAATTGGGTCTGTTTGGCGATGGAACTAGTTTTGGCGACTTGGATGTAGATGATATTTCCAAGAAATTGTTATCGCTTGGATATGAATCTAGCGGCAATGAATTGTTATATAATGGTCTTACTGGTGAGCAAGTTGAGTGTTCTGTATTTATGGGTCCCGTATTTTACCAGAGATTGAAACACATGGTAAATGATAAGCAACACAGTCGTTCAATTGGTCCTATGGTAAATTTAACTAGACAGCCAGCAGAGGGTCGTAGTAGAGATGGTGGGCTAAGATTTGGTGAGATGGAACGTGATGCGATGATTTCACATGGTGCTGCGCGATTTACTAGAGGTCGCATGTATGATGCGTCAGATAAATATTCTGTATATGTGTGTAAAAAATGCGGTTTAGTTGCTTCATATAATGACAAATTACATATTCATTTGTGTAGAACTTGTGATAATCGAACAGATTTCTCATATGTAGAAATACCTTATGCTTGTAAATTATTATTTCAAGAACTGACAACAATGAATGTAGTTCCAAGAGTTATGACAGACCACTAATTCCACTTTTAGGAAAAGTGGAGCAAAATAAATATATAGAAATAGAAATAGAA